GACTTATTCAAAACTGCTATGCACCGTAGAGCCGCAGTTGCTTACGGCACTGCTGAAAAACGTAAAAAAGTTATAGAGGGTGACTACGAGTTCGTAATTATTAATTACGACGGAATCGGCATCGTCAAAGACGCCATAGAAAACGCTATGTTTGACTTAATCGTCATCGACGAAGCAAATGCCTACAAAACAGCCACTACTCAGCGTTGGCGAGTCATGCGATCCCTACTTAAACCGCACATGGGCCTATGGATGCTAACGGGGACACCTGCTTCTCAATCCCCTGTGGATGCGTTTGGACTGGCTAAACTACTTGGATCGGCTAATGTTCCAAAATTTTTTAGTTCATGGCGTGACAAAGTCATGTGGCGTATCAGTCAGTTTAAGTGGGCCCCTAGAGCAGACGCACAAACGCATGTGTTTGATGTGTTGCAACCCGCAATACGGTTCACAAAAGACGAGTGCTTAGACTTACCGGACGTTATGTATCAGTACCGAGACGCACCACTCAGTCAGCAACAGCAAAGATATTACTTGGCATTAAAGAACGACATGCTGGTCAAAGCCGCAGGCGAAGAAATTTCAGCCGTAAACGCCGCCGCAATGTTGACTAAATTACTTCAGCTTTCGGGCGGTGCTATCTATACCGATTCTGGTGAAGTTCTAGAATTTGATATCAAGCCAAGACTAAATGTTCTTAAAGAAGTTTTAGAAGAAACAAGTCGTAAGGTGTTGATATTTGTTCCCTATCGACACACCATAAAAATAGTTCACGACTATCTCAATACTAGTGGTTACACTAACGAGATAATAAATGGCGATGTAAGTGCGAGTCAGCGTGCTACAATCTTTGACCGATTCCAAACACAATCTGATCCGCGAATACTTGTCATTCAGCCGCAAGCCGCATCACACGGCGTCACACTCACTGCGGCAGATACGATTGTTTTTTGGTCTCCGGTGATGTCAGTCGAGACATACATTCAATGTATTGCTAGGATTGACCGGGTAGGTCAGAAAAACAAAATGACTGTGATCCATCTTGAAGGATCAGAAGTCGAACGGCGTATGTACAAAATGCTAGAAGGTAAGATGGACATACATGAAAAAGTAGTTGATCTTTATCGCAACGTAATTGAGGAGGTTATATGACTATAGATGAGTTAACAAAAGACTACATGGCTTTGCGTATTGAACGTGAACGTCTTGCTAGCGAATTCAAATCAAAAGATGAAGCGCTTAAGATTGCTCAGAATAATATCGAAGCAAAATTAATTGACATTTGTAACGAACAGAACATGGATAGTGTTCGCACAGTCTTTGGTACGGTAATCCGTAGCATCAAACAACGAGTGCATGTATTGGATTGGGAATCTTTTTACGGTTACATTGTGGAAAACAACGCACCGCAGTTGTTACACAAACGAGTGCATGAAAGTAACTTTGAAGAATTTATGCAAGAGCGGCAGAAAGATGGGTTACCGCCCGGCGTAAATGTGGTACGCGAGTACCAAATCGTTGTTCGCAAACCTAGTAAGGTTGAGTCGAACGCAGTTGAGTTAGTTTAATTTAGTCAAAGGAGTATCAACATGAGTAATGAGTTAGCAACAATCCTGCAAAACAATCCCGCAATTATCGGTACGGGCCTTGATGAAGATACTGCCGCAGTAGCAGGTGGTCTTGGTAGCAAGCGTATCTCTATCAAAGGTGGCGTATTTCGGATGATGGTTAACGGAAAAGAACAGGCCGTTAACGAAGATCGTTCGATGAATGTTGTCTTTGTAAAGATGGCGCACAATGCGTCCCGTACTTGGTATTCCAAGGCATACAAGGAAGGTGATCGTGTATCTCCGACCTGTTGGTCTGCTGATGCCAAAACCCCCGATCCGGCAGTAAAAGAGCCTCCCGCTAGTTCGTGCGATTCATGCCCGAACAGCGTTAAAGGTTCAGGTCAGGGTGGTACAGGCACAGCTTGCCGTTTGTCATGGCGTACTGCGGTTGCTTTGCCGGGTCAGTTGGATGGCAATGTGTATCAGTTGGTGTTACCTGCTACATCATCATTCGGCAAGGAAGATAACAGTCGTTGGCCTTTCCGTCCGTATGTTCAGATGCTTGCATCTCACAACGTAAGTGCTGGTGCGGTTATCACCAAAATGCAGTTTGATACTAAGTCGCCTACCCCACGGCTTCTGTTCTCACCCGCTGGTGCAATTTCGCCGGAGGACTGGGAGACTGTCCGTCGTCAGGGCAAGAGCTTGGCTGCTGAAAGCGCAATTAAGTTAACTGTTTATCAGTCTGAAACCGAAAGCGAAGAAGAGCCTGCTGTTGAAACTGAGGAGCCTGTAAAACAAGAATCTAAGAAATCTGCGGCAGGTGCGCCGGAGGAAGTATCTGATCTTGTTAAGAAGTGGGCCAAGAAGTAACATGCCGAAGTCTTACAGTCCTGAATACGTTGGGCTTTTAAACAAGGTTGATATGAAAGACAACCTTGGAGTTGTATTAGCTAAAGCCTGTGTCAAGGCAAATATCCCGATGAAGTCGGTTGCCAAGATACTTGGAGTCTCACGAATGACTGTTCATACATGGTTTCGTGGGGGCCCTATACGTTCCGGGCGTGTAGAACTAATTCATGCGCTTCTTAGAATCATTGAAGAAGATACTGCCAAGGGTGTATTGCCCTTGGCAGACTTCAAGTCGGCAAGAGCCTACGTAAACGAGCTGTTAAAAACCGAGCCCGCATAAGCGGATTGTAACCGGCGTGTCTGGTGGCACGCCTTTATTGTCTCTAAAATATGTATAAAACATTTCTTGAGACAGTCTTACCGTCAAATGGTACTTACGTAGTCAATGGAATTAAAAACAAGACGGATGTTAGGCAAAAGTACGCAGAAGACTTAGAGGGTTTGTACAGGCTTATAGAAAACTTTAAAAAAGAGCCACCCACCAACATTTATTTTGCTTTATCTACGTTTGAAGGATTATCACGGAAGGCTGTAGACAGTATTTTCATCAAGAGTTTTTACCTGGACCTTGATGTAGGCAAGCAGAAAAATAGTTATGAAACAAAAGAAGCTGCTTTTGTTGGATTAGATAAGTTTCTGTCTGAAACCGGACTGCCCGAGCCGACCATCATCGACTCTGGTAACGGTCTCCATGTGTATTGGATTCTTAAAAAAGAACTTGAAACGTCCGAATGGTTACCGTACGCTAAACAATTCAAGCAGTTATGCATTGATCGTGGGCTGATTATTGATCCGGCGGTTCCAGCCGACCCCGCTAGGGTGTTACGTGTCCCGTACACGCTTAACTACAACGTCAAGTCGGGTGAAGATCCGTTAGAGGTAACTCTAATAAACGAAATAAAAGAGTTTGATCTAGAAGAAATAGTCCCGCTGTTTAGCGAAAACATCACACAGTCTCCCCAAGAATCTGTGTTTGACTTGAGCCAAGTTAAGCGTGGGGTAGACGATGAAACCCGAAAAATGTTGGGGTTAGATAATTATGAATACGTCTTTGAAACAATTGCAATTGAATCCCTTGAAGGACGAGGATGTAATCAAATCAAATGGATTCTTCAAAACGCCGCTACTTGTCCGGAGCCAATGTGGAAGGCTGGACTATCTGTCGCCATCCGGTGTGTTGATGGCGCTACTGCCATACATAGAATGTCAGAGGCCTATCCCGGTTACAGCGCAACAGAAACCGAAAAGAAAGCCAACGACTGTCTACAAGCCAAGTGGGCATACACCTGTGAGAAATTCGAAGGAGAGAACCCCGGCGGGTGTGAGGGATGCCAATTCAGGGGTAAGATCCCTTCCCCTACCCACATTGGAAAACGACTACGAATCGCGCAGCCGAGGGCTGACGATGCACCAACTGGGGATAGCAGCGATACAACCTCAACGCAAAACCAACCTGTACAGGCTAAATACCCGAAAGAATACTTGACGTTTCCGGACGCTTTGTTTCCGTTTATTCGCCCTGTGAGTGGTGGAGTTTATTACCAACCAGCAGGCAAACCAAGGAAAGATGGCTCTATGAGTCAAGAGCCGCCGTTCCCATTACTCAATTATGACTTTGTACCAATTAAGCGTCTGTACAGTCCGAACGATGGAGAGGCACTTCATATGCGTCTGTTCTTGCCGATGGATGCATACAGGGAGTTTATTTTGCCCATGAGTGTCGTCTGTGCTACAGACAAGTTTAAAGACTTCTTGTTTAAAAACGGTGTGTTTGTTTCTCCCAAATACTTTGACATCTTTAGGGACTATCTCGTGAAATGGGCTCAATACTTACTAAATGTTAAAAAGGCCGAAGACATGCGGATGCAGATGGGTTGGACTAGCCCACCGGAAAACGGCTCTTTCGTGGTCGGGTCAAGAGAAATAACGCCGAATGGCGTATTTGACTGTCCTGTATCTCCCATGACTAGGAACGTAGCAGACCTGCTCAAAACGTCCGGCACCTACGAAACTTGGCGAGAAAGTGCTGACATGCTAAACCAGCCGGGTTTTGAGTTCCATGCATTTGCCATGTTGACTGGGTTCGGATCGCCCTTAATAAAGTTTACCCCCGCTACCGGATTAGTAGTCAGCCTTTGCGGGGAAAAAGGGGCAGGTAAAACAGCCGCGCTACATGCAGGACTGAGCGTGTTCGGCAGTCCGGTGGATCAGAAGATAACCACAGAGGAAGGTGCCACACCACAAGCACTTCACCAGCGGCAGTCTACTTTAAATAGTTTACTACTTGGATTAGATGAAGCGTCTAATGCTTCTCCGGCCTTGGCATCTAAGATGGCATACACCCTGCCCATGAACACCAAGGGTAAATTGAGGCTTCAAAGTTCATACAACGTGGAGCGCAAGACATCTGAGGGCGCAAGAAACATAGTCTTGATGACCACAAACCAGTCAATAGTTCAGAAAATTTATGCATTCAAAGACGATCCGGGTGGTGAGTTAAGACGCCTATTTGAACTGGATATGTTTAAGCCGTTGGGCAAGATGGACGATGAAGTTGGCACCCGTATCTTTAATCCGTTTAATACTAACTACGGACATGCCGGTCTGATGTTTATTGAAGCCTGCTATAGACTTGGCTTGCCGGAAGTGATGCGTACTGTTTCTAGATGGCACAGTCGGCTTTTAACCGAATTCAGTAACGATACGGACTACACATTTTGGAACAGTGGTATCGCTGCAGTCTTTGCGTCAGCTGAAATAGCGACTCGGGCAGACGTAATTACTATGGATATTGAGCGCGTCTACAAAGTTATTTTGCAAGAGATGTTTGCCATCCATAAAGCTCGTAAGAAGTCTGAGCTTGACTACGAAGAATTAGTGTCCGAGTACGTAACCCAGAACCTTAATTCTTTACTAGCAATAAATGATGGCAAGGTGTCGATTGAACCTAGGTCAGGCAAGCTAGACATCCGTTGTGAGGTAGACACAGGGTTCACTTACATAGTTAAGAAACCCTTCAAGGAGTTCTTGAAGGCTAAGAACATTAATATTTCACAGATGGAAACCGCCTTGACCAAAGCTAACGTGCTGTACACGGATGAGGCAACAGACAAAAAGCGCATGGCTACAGGCTGGAAAGACGCTGTGGGTTCATTCAATCTACGGGCCTACAAGTTCAAACTTGACGTTTCCGACGTAGTAGATATAGATGGACCCGGATAAGATAACGGACTTTGAAGAGCCTGAGTGGATATTCCCCTACCAGTGGATGCAGGTAGGGGAAAGTTTCTTTGTACCGACATTACGTCCGGCGTACATGCATTACATCATAGACACTACCGCTAAACGTGCCGAAGTTCAGGTGAAGTGTTATACGATGGTTGATGAAGGCGTACTAGGTGTCCGAGCTTGGCGTATTAGTTAGCGTTTGCTTGGCTCAATCATTGGTTCTTCAGGTTTAATTTTCCACAATGGATTGTTCATAAGAGAAACAAACGATGACTTTAATATGTCTTGTTGTTTATTAAGTAAAGCAATTCGCTGTTCTCTTTCTTTTTGAGTTAATTGTTCATCAGTTCGTATATCTTTTAGTTCACTTCTAATTTTTTTCAGTTCACCTGCTACAAATTTATTGTAGTAATCAATAATATCTTTATGGTAAGGGTTTTCTGCTGTATACCTTATTAATCTTCTATCATTTGTAGCCGCAGCATTGTAATCACGTTCTATTTCTTTGATTTGTTTTTCTACACTAGTAAATTGACGCGAATCATAGTTAGATGTTGTTTTAAAGAACCCATCAAAAAACAAAGTGTCTGTCTTGATATCAAATCTCTTACCTTCTGACGCCACACCTATCCAGTTATAAACAGTCGAGGATACTCTTCCTACAGCATCTATATAGTTATTTACAAGAAAATACAGAACATTTGGAGATGTTTTTATGCCAAATGTATCGTACATAAATATTGCTGCATCTTTATACATTTCTGGAACGCTATCATTTGCAGTAAAAGGCGCAGCTATTTTGCTTCTGTCATCTGGATAAATATCTCTACCAAACGTGTCTGTATTTGCGACTAGTTGTATCTGAGGTTTTAGTACGCTTGGTGCTATAGTATCTATAATCATGAGTCCGGGGTGTTCAGAAAGATCTACTTTTGATACTTGGACAGGCATAAAAGATTCCATAGCCGCATCAAAAACATTCTTTATGTATTTTCCGAACGATTGAGCACCATGCCATAAAGCAGCTGTTTGAGCTCCCATGGACAGGAAGGCTCCTATACCAAACCCCCAAGGAATTTGTATAACTAAATCTTTACCATTCCATTTCATGCCGGTGTTAAACCGAGCAGTTCGCACCCAACGCGCAGTGTCATCTGTTAATGTTTTATTACGTCCTTCATCATCTTCATCAGCGCCAGCAAAAGCTAACGAATAAGTTATAAACCCTACTGCAGCTGCAGCTGTCAATGTTATTCTGGCGTTTTTGCGTTGCTTATCATATTTTTCGTACATTTTATTTAAAGCATCAACACTTAATTTGCCATAGCGATCTTGTTTCCGCATGGCTTTTATGTATCGCATTTTTTTGTACCGTTCACCAGCTTTGCCCGGTAAAGAATCTTTAGGCTTCCAGTCAAAAGCGGGAGCAAATGCCTCAATATTTCTGACCGCACCTGTAGCGGTTGGTCGGTAAAACATATAGAAAGCACCTAATTGTCTACCCCACTCACCTGATAGTTCGAAGTTCGCTAAGTTTTTAACTATACCTTTTGCTTCGGTTTCTGCGTCTGCCGAAGACATTTTTCCCTCAGATATAAGATAGTCACGTAGCACTCGATATGCAGCGATGCGAGTAGTTAACTCAAACATATCTAAATAAGCGTCAAAAAACTTATCTACTTGTTCTTTAGTTTTAATTAAACCACTTTTGTCTACAGATCTTGCAATATCTTTTAGAGTATCGTCATAGTTTAATGCTTGTATGTAAGCTACTCTACCGCCTTCGTAATAGCGATCCATATCTTTATAGTACGGGTCTTTAGCTGCTAGTGCTTTTAATTTAGCGTCGTTACCATTAGCAAACGCAATTGAATAGTTTACAGTTTTTGCAAAACCATTTTCCATTACTACGCTTGTAGCAATTGCATTGATTAACTTTGCGGCTGTTTTTGGTCCGTACTCTGCGCTAAATATGCCTGTATAACCAAGTGTATTTCTAATAAAGTCGATAGGTGCAAATGAAAGGTTGTATCTAGTATGACCTTGACCCATTAAGCTTGTTACTTTATTTAAATACTCAAAACCAGTATTTACAGCCTCTGTTATGCTACCTTCTGGTGGTGATTGATACGGTTTCTTAATTGCATTTAAAATCTTATCGTCTTCGATTTTGTAGATATCTATAGAACCATCTGTTTTTCTGACAAATATGTTATTAGGACTTCTTTTTAATTCTTCATTAACTTTATCATCAAACTGTTGCTCAAAAGTAATGTTTTCAACAAATTTGCCTTTAAATCCAATTTCACCTTTTTTATAATTGTCAATATTATTTTTTATAGATAGTTCTACCCCGGCTCTATGTCGACCAGTACGTCGAGATGCTTTTGATGCTTCAACAAGAAAGTTAATTATTGGATTATCTGAATCAGTAATACGACCATCAAACGCATTTTGTTTTTCTTGTAGCTCACCGCTTACTTTCTTTGAAAACGGATCGTACTTGTGATCTTTTGGACCAACTTGAGTTTTTCCTTTAAACGGAAAATAATTCTTAAAGCCATAAGCTGCGACAAGATTAGCTACAGGATTTGAGTAGTAATTAGATTCTTGATTTAGCTTACGGGTAGCCTCATCCATCTTTCTTAGTACATCAAATAACTTACCTACGGTACCATTTTTTACATTGGGATCGTTGTCATAGTATTTCTTTAAAACATTTTCAATGTAGTCTTGTGAAAATGGGCCAAGGGTGTCGTATTTACTATTGCTTTCTTTAGCAAACGGACTATTTTTGTCTAAAGTATTATTTACTAGTGTTTCAAGTTGTGCCCAAATATTTTTAGCACGAGCGTCAGCGTTAGGATCATAAAATCCTTGACGTGGTACTTTTAATACTTCTTTTAAAAGACGCTCTCTATCGGTAACTGCTTGTACAGTATTTAGTGGGGCTTCCATTAACCACTTAACGTGCCGTCTTTCTGGATCATGTAAAACAATTGCGTAGGTATGGAGTCTTGCCAATACCCAATTTACATTTTTTCCGTAGGCCTCAGACAACTCATCAAGATACCCCATGAGTTCTTGACCAAGTTTTTTAAATGTTCTTTTTTCAATATTATCACCGATAGTTAAAGAAGTAGTAACAGCTGTTGCTGTATTGTTTTGTTCTGGACCAGCCGGTTTTAATTTTTTAGCATTCCTTAATATCTTTTCTTGATCAAAAAGATAAGCGCGAGTGTTTTGAAACTTTGTAACTACATCTAACCATACTTCTTTAGGTGATTCTTTAAATATTTTATAAATAGCTTTTGCTGTAATTCCCGCTCCCCCAACTTTTTCTTCCATTCGTTTAACCCGTTCACTTTCAATTTCTTTCAGTGTAGGTTGTTGAACAGGGGCTTTCTTAGCAGGTTTGGACTTAATAGGCAGAGCTTCAGTTTTGAATCCGGCAATACCTTCTTCAGGTGGAGCAGCTGCAATGTCATTGAAGGCACCCATTAGCTCAAGAAACGCATTACCTAGGTAGCCTGGCTCGACCGATACTGTCAGACGTTTACGCTGTTCAGCCTTAGTTTCTTTGGGGGCGTACTCAATACCACCAGCTGAATACAATTCTTCTTGAAGGTCTTTAACCTTTTCGGCTGCATCAATCTCTCGATCTTTTTGTGCTCGATACTCAGGATCTTTATTACGCTGGTCAATCGGCAGTTCGGCAAGTTTCTCTTCAACACGTTTTGTTTTCTGAAGCTCCGTTGTATAGGCAGCTTCGGCACGGGCCAGACTTTTTTCAAGTCTGTCAATTAGTTTTCTGTCTACTGTAACCTTTTCGGGTGCGCCCTGTGTGCCAGCAAATACGTCTTCTAAAAAGTTTTGATAACCCTCTTGGTCTTCGGCAGACTCTAACCCTTCAGCTACTTCTTTAGCAGACTGTTTGCGTACTGAATCAAAATATTCTTTAGGTGTAATCTTGTTACGAATCAGCCGACCAAATCGGTAAGTCAAGCCGATAGCTTGTGCCATAGCTTGCGTAAATTTTTGCCAAACAGTAATTTCACCTTCGACTTTTTTGCTAGTCTTTTCTTCTTGGACTTTAATATCTTCTTGAGTCTGGAAAAAGTTTGTATAGATAACGGGGTCAATGTATACGTTTACGTCGCCTTCTTTAACTTCAACAACTTCTCGCTTAACTTTCATGTTCTGCAATGCCATTTGAAACTTAGGCACTGAGGTTGCATAAGCTATGAATTCATACACGTTTGCGTATGCAGCAGGGAAGCGGCCTTGTAGGGAACCTTTAGTTTGATTAAAGATGCGGATAATTTGTTGAGCGCCGCGCATCTGGTCAGGCGTCAATTCATTACGCTTTCCAGTAAGATATTTAAACAGAACTAATACTGTAGCCGCGTGACTTGCTTCGTGAAGCATCGTAGTCTCATTAAGACCACGACGTCCGATAAACATAGTGTCTGTTTTAGGACTGTACTCACCAATAAACTCGTTGGGATCTTGACCCCGTGCTTTTATTTGCTCGTCTGTCAAATATACAAGTTTGGTCTTTGATAAGACTTTGTTTAAGACACCTGCCACCAACTGATTAATTGCCGACGTGATGGGGTCAACTGCAGCTTGACCTTGACTAATCTTTTTATTTAACAGATCAACACGTTGCTGGGCGTCTTCAATTTCTTGATCAGATACAAGATCATCTAACTGGTTTCTTAAAGTAGTCGCATCTTTACCTTTGGCTGTCTCTAGCGCGGTTTCAAGACGACTGCGGTCTTCAGCTTGATCTACATACAGTTGCTGCATCTCGCGCAGTTCTTGCTCTGCGTCAACCAATTCTCTTGTGGCTTGATCTAGCTGTTCGGCACTGACAGTGCCTCTTTGTTCGCCTATGCCTGCTGTTGGAGTTGTTACACCTTTACTTACACCGCGAGCAAAATCAGACAGGTAACTAAGCACTGATCCGAGTCGTCCGGCTTTGACATCATCCTGAATATCTTCTGGCAAAGGCGTCTTTAACCCAAGTTCTTCCTCTTCAATTTCTTGTTGAGCGCGAACATAAGCCTCGTCTGTGGCAGCGGCTTCTTCACGTTTGGGCAATAGCTTTGCTACAGCATCGAATCCAGCTTTAGATTCTTCACCTCTGACACCGGCTACTGCACCGGCTGTCATCGGTACTTGTCCTAAATAAGCGGTTTGCTGGTCTTTAGTAAGGTCGTTCCATGCCGGAAACTCGACACCTCTAGCATAGCTTTCGGCTTCCCGATCAATCTCATAGGAGGCCAATGCATCCATACGAGAGTCGTACCGAATCCCTGCTTGTTTAGCATATTGGGCTTTAGTGCGCTTGTATTGAGCAAGTTTGTCAAACGCTTCAGCAAATCTTTGGCGTAAAGGTGTAACCCCTGCCTGCTCTCTACCTAACGAATCAAGGAATAGCTGACGCTCATCTAAAGTTAATTCATTCCAATTAGTTGGAATACCAGCCCTAGCGCCTTCTTTTCCTTCTTCCCTAACTTTCTTAAACGGTTCGGCTAATCTGTTGTAGAAGTCTTTTATTGCATCAACTTCTTCATCAGCGCTCATTGCACCTGTTTCATCCAAGTACAATGTTTTACCTGGCCCAGTGGCAGTCTCCACCACAGTGCCATCTTCTTGCATCTGATATCGACGTGCTCGACCTTGAGAAATTCTGTCTACATACTCAACTATTTCTGCTGGTACTTGATTTAGAATACCGGCCTGTTTTGCACGATTGACACCTTCAATTAGTTTTTTATCTCTGGCTGTATATCCACCAAGGCCGATAGGCAATCCATCTTTAGAGCCCCAGATATTCTTTAACTCATCGACTAATGCACTGTCGCTGACGCCCGCTCCACTTGGAGGCGTTCCAGTAGGAGGTCCAGCTGTACCCACATCTGGTTGTCCAGGTGGTGTAACTCCGGCGGCGGTTCCAACTCCAGCGGGTCCGCTAGGAACCTGAGCGCCCGCTCCAATTCTTTGATAGTAAGATCCAAGGTCTACCCCCGTTGCCTTTGACAAGGCATCTAGAAGATTCTCTGTATTGCGCTTTTTGCCTTCTTCTAAAGTAACACCAATACCACTAGACCTACCAGCAAGCTGGTTTAATTTTTTAAATAAAGAACCACCTGTTTCAGTGGCAGTGCCTGTGTTCAAGCCTTGTAAGTAGCTTGACACCTCTTGCAATTTTTCGGGTGTCGGTGGCTTAGGTCCTTCATGTTCTTCAATAGCTTTATTGATATAGCTAATTAGTCTTGACTTTGTTTTACTTTTCTTAGGATCAAGATTAAGCCGCAACGCATAGTTACGAAGGTTTTTTGTAATGTTAGCTTCTGTATCTAATGGAGCAGTTTCGGCTTGCTCGATATACTTTTTAACCTCATCAATAAGCGCCGGATCAGCGTCTTTTAAACGATCAACTTTTTCTTCAGCATCAACTTCAGTTTTAGCTTCAACTTCAGCTTTCTTCTTTGCTAAAAAGTCAGCTTCATATTCTTCAAAAGCTTTGTTATATGCGGCTTCATTAATTCTGTTTTTATCAATGTCAGAAGCCATGCTTCTATAAGTGCCAGCTACTTCTACTGGTCCGGTAAATGCTTCACCAACTGCTTCAGCCATTACTTGAGCGGGATTAGGAATTTCACCTACGGCTAATGAACCAAGTGCTTCTCCAGCGGCACCTAATCCAGCTTGTCTAGCAGTTTCTTTACCAGCTTCTTTAACGGCTGTGCCTAAAGCTTTTTGTTTTGTAAGTGCGTCTACAACTTTACCGGCTGCTTTACCGGCAGTGCCCATAGATACACCATCAAGAACACCAATTACTCCTGTTTTAATTTGAGCGTTTTTCCATGCTTCTTCATGGCTTTCGCCCTTTTCCCTGCGTTCGACATACTCATTACCAAACTCACTAATCATTGATGCAGTTCCACCACTTACTGCTCCAACAGTTAGGCTACGAGTAGTAAAATATGAAGTTAATGCTACAACAGCAGAGTACATTGAAGCTGGCAATGATTGCACTCCAAGATCTGCAATTACACCAACGGGATTGCTTAATATTGCTTTACCTGCTTCAGATGCTGATTCCATAAAACCAACATCTGACCCCATAGCTGCTTTTAATCTGGCAGTTTCTGGGCGTAGTGGACTAACTTTTTCGCGTTCTACACGTTGTTGATTAATTTGATCGCGTTCAGATTTAGCCTGAGCAAATTCTTTAACAGCTGTTTCGTAGCGTGACCTTACGTCTTCAGGTGCATTTGCGGCACCTGCGCCATATTTTCGTTCAATGTCATTTATGATGGCTCCGGTAGTAGCCATGACTTCGCCCTTAACATTAGAGCGTACACCCTCAAACCCAGAAGCTAAAGCATCAGTAAGATAACGATAGTTACGTCCAAAAAATCCTTCTTCACCGGAAGGTTCTGGCGCAGAAGTAGTTGCAGCAAGAGGTTTAGTTGGTGTAATAGATTTTTCAGTACCAAACAACTCTGCACTAAAATCTTTCCCAACTAAATTACGTTGCTCTTCGTTTTTTGAAGTGCCAAATAATTCCGCACTAAAATCACGAGCCATAAAAATCCTTTACTATCGTATGGTGTAGCCTTGATCTATTGCGGCTTTTCTAACTTCAGCTTCAGTTCTTCCACTGCTTGCAGCTGTAGCTTTAACGTCAGCCTCAGTCATTATTTTTGTTGAACCAGATCCTCCGCGTGCGCTTTTAAACATTCCGGGCATAAGATCTTCAAGTGTTTGTACTTCAGCATCTATATATCTTCTACGTTCAGCAGCTAATTTGTCTTTAGCTTCCTGCGTAGTTTTAACATTTGGATAACGCCGTTTAAAATCTTCTGTTTTAAGTAAACTAGAATCACCACTTGCAACTTTATTTAAGAAATAAATATCACTTCTTGCGTCTTTAAGTTGATCTTGAAATAAAGTTGATCCTGATTGTCTCGCGCTACTCAAAGCCGCAATTAACTGACCTTGGTATTTCTCTGGCGTCTGTTGCATCCCATACACACGTTTAACTGCATCACTAAGAGACTCACCCGGTTTCATAATGCTTCTTGCTGTAACCAGAATACTTGGATTATCTGTTGCATACTTACGTGCGTCTCTATCAAGGTTTGCAATTTCTTTACGCGATGCAAGATCACGTAAACTTCTAGCTTCGGCTTCACCAGCTTCAATACCTCTAATGGCTTCAGCACGAGCAGCCTGTCCAAGCTGTGCTCTACCCCGCATAAGTTCACCCATACCAGCACGGTATTCTTTTTCACCTGCAGCAAGCATTGGTATTCCAGCCTCTAAACCAGCACTAATTGCTGGTATGGCGCGGCCCCGAGTTTGAGCGATTTTGCTACCCATAGATGCTATAGCCATAGCTTTACTCATATCCCTGCTTTTACTAAGTTCAGCAGGTAGCCCTTCCATGTATTTTTCGTAGGCTTCTATATTTTTATCTTTGCCTAAGCCTTCACGACGACGCCTTGCGGCAGCAATTAATTCCTCAATGTCTTGTGGATCGCGGTAATTAGGATCTTCCATTTGCTGCTGTCTAACCATATCAACTAAACCTTCATTCTGAAACCGAATAGGTTCGTTGACATCACCGCCGTCTTCAAAAGCAATAATGCCGCCACTAGCAGCACGTTGTACAGGTAAGTTTGACGGTAATTGATCAATGCCTGCACTTGCCCGCTGTTGAAGATCTCCAAGAATTGTTCCCTGTGGGGCTGGAGTTGCTAAATTTTTTTGTTGTTGTGCTTGTTGTTCAGCGTTCTCAAGCTCACTTAAACCAATGGCTCCTGCCATCTTACTGATTGATCCGCTATTAATACCTTTGTTAATCATTTCTCGTGAATATGACTTTGGGTCATTCATCACTTTTTGACTAATACTGGCAATGCCCCCCTCGTCGTATTTCTTTTCTTTTACTGAACCACCTTCTTTAAACGCCCCAGCCATTTTTCCAAACCCATAGGCTTGCATACCGGTGCCAAGAAACTGAGCCATAGGATTGTAACCAGGCAGATTAGTAGTTTCTGTTCTAGTCGGCGTATAGTAGCCACGAAGCAGTCCACTATACCGAGATAGCTGTTCATACGGATGCTCACGAGCAGCTTGGAAGTTCTGGATAGCTTGATTAATACGCTGCTGCTCCAGTGCTTGCTGTTGTGCGCCGACGTTTCCTTGAAACTGCATACGAGAAAGGTCGGCGGCTTGTTGTTGACTGCCAATATCAGCAAGTGAACGTCCCATCTGACCAGCCATACCATAGCCAGCCTGAGCGCCTTGAACTCCTTGCAGACCAACTTGTGCGCCTTGCATACCAGCTTGAAGTCCTTGTAGTCCCAGGGTAGACCCAAACTGCTGGGCACGCTGTGCTTCTTCAAATGCTTTTTGAGAGCCTGTTGCCTGAATGCCTTGCAGTTGGGAAGCTAAACCGCGCTGTGCAATACCCCTTTGAATAGCATCACGCGACCCACCAAATGCACCAACCCGAGTAGCTTGCGCCTGAATCTGCGGCATGATCTGTTCTTGGTAGTCACGGATGGCAGCTTGCTTCTGTGTATCTACTACATTCTGCATGTAGGGCGACATATAGGACTGCATTGCGCGAGGGTCGGTTGCCATTTGTTGATAGCGTTGACCTGCACCAGCGGCCTCCATACCGAGGCCAGCACCCATACCGCCATATCCCAGAGCCTGCCCAGTAGTGCCAAATGCACCAGAACCAGCAGCACCAACAAGTTGACTACCCGCCCCAAACTGTCCGGGCCTTTGCATACCAGCAGCCTCACGTTGCATCTGCTGTTGAATAGGACTAAATCCAGCAGAATAATCTTCAGGTCGAGTGCTGTAAGGAGTAAACGGCTTTATGCCGGTAATTTGTTGTGTGGTTTTAGTTTCTCCAGTTACAGGATCAGTGGTAGTCGTTGGAGTAGTTTGAAAATATTCTTGAGTAGCTGAACCAATTAATGCTTCCGTTTGGGGGCGTAGCCAGTCTGGAATATTAGTTTGTGTAACCGTGCTTTGAGTCGTTCCACCACCGCCACCCCCTTCTAAGGTCATACCTAACCGACCATTACGTGGCTGAAATGCCTGCTCGGGCAACATAGAAAAATGGTTGTATCTCATAATTTCACTTCCACTAAAGTAGTGCGTGGTTCAAATCCATACCGTTTCCAAAGCCGAACTATGGCGGGGCGCCCGTAACCCTGTAGCTTGGTGGCGCCATAGCTTTTTAATAAATTACGTAACTGCTCAAATGTTTCAGGGCTAGACACTAAGTGTCCTCCAATCAAAGTAACAAACGCTACACGGTTCATTGGGTAATTTGAAAACGTCACAGTTGCAGCACCATGTATTTCGTTGTTATCGTCAACCGCTACTAATAAAAGCCACTGCCCGCTAGTTATAAATCCCTGAACATGATGAATGTTGTAGCAATCACTCCAGTCAGGTACATCGCTATCTTTAACTAACGCATCATTTAAAAACGACTCTACACGCGGCCAAACTTGCGATACATAATTAACTTCAACTGGCCGAATGACTAAATTCATTTGGAACCTGAATCAGATCCTTTGCCTTCTGCCTCACCTTTTGCTGCTGCTTTACTGTAATCAAACGGATTCACAGCAGCAGGCATGTCATACGACGGGGCATAAAACCTAGCTGGCTGTTGATAATCTTTATAAGATGATTGGTAAATAGGCTGATAATATTGACCGCTCGGTCCAAATTCTTTGTAACCAGGACGAAAAGCCTCGGTATAAGCACGCTCGTATTCTCTTTGACGCTGAAACTCAGGAGATGTTGTTGCCGCTGCCACCGCTCCTTGTCCAGTCAATCCTTTTTGCATCTGATTAGTCCAGTACGCAAGTCCCTCAGCATCAGGTTCACGCCCTAAAATACGTTGGTATGCGTCTTTAACCATCTCTTCTCCCCCAGCTAATCCTTTGTATGCTGGGTTGTACTGAGGCTGCTGAGAAGGTAGATACTGAAAATTTTCGTTGGGGGACCGACGCTCGGCAAAACCAAAGTCTTGATAATGATGAAAAGGATTTTTCCCGTAGTAAGGATCAGCCGCTACATCGGGATTCTGTTTTAGATACCGCTCGGCATTAAATTCGGCTTCTCCCACCGGAGTGGTTGGCGCACCGCGACCTTGAAACCCGCCTCCAGCAGAAATATAAGGTGACACGGGTTGTGGGTTTGAGTGCCGGGTAGGTTCTGGTTCTGATTCACCACCCCCACCACCGCCGCCACCGCCAAAAATACCGCCTTCTAAAGTCATGCCCCCAAAAGGACGCTTTTGAAACGCCCGCTCGGGCAGCATCGAAAAATGATTGTATTTCATGTGCTCACCTATGCAGGCATATACTTACGTGGGTTAATTGCTTTACCCTGCTTTTTAGTACCAGTGCGTGCCTTACGTACTTTGTCCATCATGGCATAAAGTTGTTTAGCACCAGCATCAGTGGACCCGTTGCCTATGCCAGAAACCACGTCAGCAGGAACCACAAATTCACCATCAGCAAGGCGAGCAGGCTGCTTCCTGCCAATACGAGCAGGAATCGAGTCAGACATCCCATCACCCGGACCTTTCAACAAACGACCCCCATCAGAATACGAACCCAAGTCGGCAATTCCCCCAGATCGGTATTGCATTTCACCTGTGTAAGGGTTAACCCTTGGCTCGTACCCAGCTTCTATAACTTCGGCGCTAGTTGGCATCTGACTCGGCACGGCATACTGAGTCTTGGGAAATTGAGACTGAGGGTACATACCCCGCTCGGTACCCGCTATACCACCATCTGCCAAGCCCCCGGCAGCGAGGGCTGTCCGGTACCGTCTTGGGTCGTAGCTAAACATACTAAGAGGGCCGTCATATTTATCTCCCCCTAACTCTGCAAGTTCTGGGCTATTAAACATAGTGTTTGCCAAACTAGCGCCGGTCATAGCGGCCTGTCCGGGGTTTTGCACAAGGTAGTTACCTACCCTCTGACCAAAGTCTGGACCACCCGGAGTAGATGTAAATATGTCTTTAAAACTAGTGGCCGGAACATTTGAGCCAGCGCGTAGTGCCTCTGTCATCCCTGCCCTTGCTGTTTCTGGTACGGCGGATGAACCGGCGGTGCCTAAGACTTCAGGCAAAGCACTTTGAAATGCCGATTGAGTGGCCCCGGGAACCGCACTGGCTGCAGTGCTTCCTACACCCGCTGGAGCACCCCCCAAAGCCGACCCAATACCAGGCATAACAGCGCCGCCAAGCGCTCCAAACATGGCACCTTTGATGGGGTCATTACCCATAATTGCCGACGTACCAGCGCCTGTTGCAGCGCCAATGAGCATAGCCTCGCCTACGCCAGTACCCATAAAAACCTCCTAAATTTGCCGTGGGTCATATTATCTTCCATTTGTCAAGCCTATGGTAGTGCCGAGACGAAAGAAACCGTCACAATGGCCGATGGGGAAACGGGGTGAACAGGGGCAACCCCGGCAGGATAGGTGCCTAAGACGCTAAGCCCACTGCCAGAAGTCCAATAAAGCTCCACATACTGTCCAGCCAGCACATCCAGATACAGGTTTAGAGCCATAATTGCCGCCCCCGGGAAGCTCCCGTGCTTGGCGTTAACCTGCTCCACACTAGCCGTGAGAGGCACGTTGGTGCCGTTCTTTTTAAGCCAGACTGTGACGTTATCGTCGGCGTTGGAATAGTTAAGAAACTGAAAGCTGAACTGCAGGTTATATATTCCGTCGTACTCAAAATATATTTTGCTATCCGGTAGCGTAGAAGATGTAACTCCACCTACGTGAATACCGTTTTCATAGTCAACCGCATCTAACACGATTGCTGCTTCGGCACCCGCATTGACACCCGCTACTTCTGCAACAGCGGCTCCGGCAAGATGGGCAACATTAGTTGTGCTTTTGGCACCCCGGGTAATCCCGGTAAATGTGTTACCACTTATCCCTGTGTATTCAATAATTTCTTGCTCAATACTAAAAAAGCCGGGCGCTGAAAACCCTGCTGTAGATGCTACTTGTATGGGAGCAGTTGAGTTGTTGTTAATACCTACGGATAAAGTAGTTGTACCGTCTTGGTTAAAAGCACCGTAGGGAAACTTGATGTACCGCCCCCCTGCTGCATCCGAGTACAGAGCAGCCAGCAGATTGTCGATTTCGTTGAAATATAGACGCAGTACGTTACTAAACTGGTCGTGATACCGCTGAGAATACTCAACCGGACTGATCGGCAGGTTAGGCGCCTTAGAACCTCTAAGTTTATTTAAGACAGTCATTACCTGCGTCCGTCCGGGCGAATGTCAATACGAGGACTACCTAGCTGCCAAGTAACACCTAGCTGATCTTGTGAACTAATCTTAAAGGCAATCTGCCGTCCACGGATTCGGGTGTAGACCTGTGGCGTGAACTCTTCAATTGTGTACTGCTTAATTACTGAATTATATGGTTGTACTGACGTTACAGTATCTACATCGGTTGGGCCATACGAAGTACCTGGAAATGTGCGGGGTCGCACCTCCATAGTTACCGAAGGGTAAACATTACCTGCATTACCTCCAGACCCAGCAAAAGTAATGTCAGGAATAATGCGCCATACGAATCCAAAATTGTGTCCATCGCTGATGTCAAAATCAGAGGACTGAATATAAGCAGTGAAAGGTACGGGGGTTGCAGTGGAAGCATCATCGACTCCCCTTTCTTGAAAAAGCAATGTGCCTAACTCTACGTCTCCAAATGCCGACATCGGAGTGTTTTGCAAGGGGGTATCCAACCAGAATGTACGGCTTAGTGTGCCGTAATACCAAATGCGCTCAAGGTGGTTGTAAACCACGTATTTATCTGCAAGTGGTGGACGACTCTCTTCAGTAGCAGCGGCAGCTTCTGTAACAGATACGTAGTACCACCAAACTTCGTTATAACCTTCGTTAGATCCCGAAATAACTTGGAATCGTTGGTCAAAGTCTAAATCGTTAAAAATATATTGACGCACCGAGCAAGGTAGTGTTTCAACTCGACCCGTATAAGTATAGAACTTGTCTGTACCCATCCAGTAGGCCACGTTATTAACTACTGTTGCAGCCCCAGGAGACATAATGGATAGGTTGTCCATCAAAAGCGTAAAGCCAAATGTGTACGGGGGACCAAGATACTGCATGGAATAGATAGCAGCATCTGTCCAAATTAAGATTTCCTGACGAGTCTTTCTGCTCGTCATAATGTACGAACCGTTAGTTAATCGGGTGTCTCCTGCCTGATTAGTTGTTTCGGGAACCCAATCGTATAAATTTTCTTGGTCTGACCACCGTACTAAAAGAGGATCAAAGTCAGTGCCGGGGTTGCCAGCCTCATATGGATTAGCGCCCATAGCAATAACAAACCGGGATACGTCTGATACAACTACTTGATTTGTAGCATTAGGAATGTATGGAGCTTGCGTGACATATCCTTCGGCAACTGCAGCTTCTTGAAGCGTTATTGCAGGAGTAAAAGTTGGTAATTGGGTAAGCGTATTCCAATAGTAAATATCACCGCCGCGCGGGCTAATTAATAAATCTTGTCCGTACGTATCATTACTCCACAACCGCATCTGCTGACCAACACCGGCACCAAAGGCAGTATCAAAAGCGTCCCCCCAGCCAGTTGTTCCAGTTGCGGGAAGAAACTCAGGCAGTACTTGATATACAGTAATTGATGGTGGTATTGCAGATCCAGTTGTAGGATCTAATGAATGTTGTATTCCTGCGTACTCAGCAATAGTTGCACCGGTAAGATGCGTAGCTGCTGTAGTTCCGTTAGTTCCACGAACACAACCTGTTAACTGATTATTTACGCTATCTACACCAGTATAAGAAATTAATTCATTATCAACCCGAACAATTGCTGCACCAATAACCGGTACCGTAAATCCAGTAACACTAGTTAGCGTGATTGTTGTAACAGAAGCGTTAATACCACCGTTTAAGGTAGTAGACGCAAAAACAATATCGTTTTGAACCCCGCGCGTACACCCAGTAAAAGATGTAGCTGTTTTCCCTGAGTAAGTAATTATTTCACTGTTGATTTGTATAATTCCAGATGCACTAAAAGAAGCGGTGCTATCTACATTAATAGCTAATGCAGATAAAGCATCTAAAAGTACGTTTCCTGATCCAGACGTATAGGCAAGAGTTGCCGTTGCGGTAGTGTTAGTGCCATTCCATGCACCGGCGCCAAAACCGTTACCAATTGTGTAAGCAGGTAGCCCAATATTAAGTTGGTACTTGGCAACAACAGAAGCACCGCCACCTGATGCCGTAGAAGTTGCTGCCGTGTCTACTTCAATCTCATATGTATTTGTGCCAACAATATTAATTATTTTGTGTTCAGTATTTAATTCGGATGCTGGAATACCTGCAAAAGTGGTAGCGCCAGAAAAAGTTACGTAGTCACCAAGCTGTGCGCCGTGAGTGGTGTCAGTGACCATAACTGTAGTAGACCCGTTTGTTGCAGAAAACGGGTTGTTACTCATCGGATTAGTAGTTTTACGAAGTGGTGTTATGTTGTGATACTCGGTAAGACCATTATTAATGTAATACTTAAGATGGGTGCCAATACCAAGCAAATTATTGTTTGATAGGTCTGACCAGTTAATCATCATCCGGCAGACACCTTCGTAAGTGAACTCACCGGTAGCACGAATCCAGCCACCTAGTTTTTGTGGAAAACCTGAACGGAAGCGAACTTTGTCGCAGTCGTACCAGCCACCCTCGTTCGAGTAATTGGTACCTTCTCTGTTTATACCGGGACGAAATTGTAGTTTCTGTAAAGGCATGATTAGCTCATAAATAAGGCAATTTCAGCTTTGCGGCGGCGCGTCAATCCCTTTTCAAAAGCACTACCCGGATTTACGTACATCATAAACCCCTGAGCAATACTTTCCAACGGCTCATCCCTGAGTATCCGCTGACGAAGGGTAGACCTCTGAAAACCCCCTACACCGATGTTGTAGCTAAGAGCGACACAAGCGTCAAACAAGCCTTGACGCCCAGATAAATTAGGGGCAAGTCGAAGAACACCACGCTCAAAACTGACGAGGAGATTCTTGAAGCGCTCCTCCAGCTCTGACTTTGACCATTGACGGTTATGCTCTGGTGCAAGGGGGAACTCCTTTCTGATCATTCCGGTATAGCCTTCTTTGCGAATCACTGGCAGGCGAATTTGTTCCTGATGCAGCACTTCGCCCCAGCCCACAGTCCATATTGACGCAGGACATAAATAGGGCCGGTCACGATACCCTTCAAACTGATGCATTACGTGGATGCCCACCTCGGACGTTTTCATTTCTTAAAGGACTGGCTACCGAACCAAAACGCGATCACGCTTGAAAAGATGATGGCCGAATCCTCATCCCACAGAATGGACATGGCTTGGTCAAACGGCACCCCAGTTTTCCAGGCGTAAAAGAACCCAAAGATGTTTACAAATAAAAGCATTGAGAACATGCCGTAGGTAATGACCGGACGGACAGAAGCCCGCATATTGATCACCCACTGAGAGGCACCTTTGCCGATCTCGATGTCGTGGGCGTAGAGTGCCTGGCGCTCCTGAACGGCGGTCTGCATAGCCACCTGATCAGTTCGGATCTCCTCAACCCGGGCTTGGGCGGCAAAGCCTCTCTCCAGCATCTGAAGCTCCCGCTCCGTCTGCATCTTGGCAAGCTCCAGCTCATGGGCCTTATCTGACCGATCTTGGAAGAAATCCAGCACCTTGGGCAGGCCGCCCATCAGGAATGAAACTAATGTAGAAAGTAAAGTAATCATCACCACACCTTTGTCGCTTTAAGTATCCCGTAAACCAGTAAAGCCAAAGCCCCCAGCACTAACCACTCATTCCGTGTTGCCTGTCGGTCGGAGTCGTACTCCTTTTGCAACTCCTTGCGCTCCTTCCGAAGCCTGACTTCTAATGCTTCAACTTCCTGTATTGCCCTTTTACCAAACTCTTTCTCAATCTGCCTGAAGGCGTCTTCCTTGTTTTTCTTCAGGTTGTACAGCACCCGATACTCGTTGATGGCGTCGATATACATCATGTCGCCCCGACGCTGAACTTCCTGTTGTTTTCTTCTCCACGCTACCCGGGCGCGAGCTTCCTCGTCCAGAAAAGCATTGACTTCTTTGGCTGTCTCTTTGATGTCCCGTCCGGCTTTGATCGCCTCGCGGATTCCACCTAAAGCAGTCTGAACGACCTTGGATGGGTCGGTAGGATCTGGCAACTGGGCCATCTACTGCCTCCATGCGACTATTAGCAAGGAACATATCAGAGACACCCCAAAAAGCAATAGCCCAAAAGTCGGGGTTACTTTTTCAACTTTGACAACGTCTGGGCGAGCCGCGCTCTCTGGCCTAACTTGCCCGGCTTTTTGGCTGCGGCTGCGAGCTTTTTTGTAGGGATCTTTTCCCCTTTCTTTGCACCAAGCGAGCTTCGTAAAGCGCCTGGCTTTTTGATAGCTGACTGAATCCATTTAACGCTTCCACCTTTTTTCTTACCAATGACGCCTTTACCCATAAGCACGTCGGCTTGGGTTATTTCACCATCATCATTTAAATCAGGAAATTTTCTAGCCACGATTAGGCTCCTTTCAGTGCGGCCACTTCGGCCTTGAGAGAATCAACTTGTGCTGACAATTCTTTGACTGCGTTGACCAAAGCGTAGGTAAGTTCGGAAGGATCGAGTATTTTGTATCCATTTGACCCTTCTGAAACCATAGTTGCAAGAGGAGTTTGTTCAACTTCTTGAGCAATAAGACCAGTGTAGGTCTTGTGATTAGTTTGTTCCCCAAGCTCACCTATAAAATTATAGTTAATTGGGCGTAATGCTTTAATAGCTGATAAACCTTTGCTGTAATCAACAATATTTTCTTTTAGCCGTTGATCAGAATAACCACCCCAACTACCAGAATTAGGCTTAAGAACGTTATCCGTATTAGTTAGAAATTGTCCTGAAGAAATACTTAAGTAAGTGCCGGATAAAAATCCTACTTCAACAGACGACCCAGAATATTGAATACCACTAGTGGTATTGTTAAAGCGCAACCGATAAGCACTACCGCTCTGGTCAAATATGGCTATGTTGTTGCTAGAAATGTCTATTTTTACTGTGCTGCTACTAAGATAAATAGAAGAAGTAGCGTTAAAGTTATATTCATCGCTGGTAATACTGCCACTGCTAAACGTATTTGCACCGGTCCAGTTATTTGTGCCAGATAAACTAGGTGGAGTAAATCCAAGCGCGTTAGTTACGTTTGTACCAGTAAGTGAAACGACCACAGCCCCCGTAGTTGGGCTAACGTTAATTCCAGAGCCGGTTACAGAAGTAACTGCACCACCTGCAGACCAAGAGGGAATGCCACCGCCAGATACTGTAAGCACTTGACCGGACGACCCGATTGGTAGCTTTGTTAGCGTAGTAGAGCCACTAGCGTAAAGAATGTCGCCAGCCGTATAGGAAGCTATGTTAGTGCCTCCGTTAGCAACAGGCACTTGATTGGAAAGTTCTGTAGCAGCGTTTACGGTAGATACTGAAGTAAGTGTTGTGGTACCAAAAGGAGAGGGGGACTTAATAAATCCGCCAGTAAAAGTACTGGCCCCCGTGCCACCATTAGCAACCGTAGTTGGGCCTACTCCAGCGGTTTGAATACCAGCAATTGCGTCAGTTCCATCACAAAATACTAGCGTAGCTTCACCGTTTA